CCTACAGATATTTGCGTAACCTACGCGACAGTAAAGCCCAGAAAGTTAGTAACCTTGACAACCAAAAAATAGCTAAACCTAATTTTAAGAGTAAAGCAGACTACCGAGAATGGTGCAGCAATAGTAATACTGATCACGTATTCTATTCTTGCGTTGAAGGGCGTGCGCCGTCCAAACGAGTTAGTAACGACAACCCTGTCTACAAAATTCACGGAGTAGTCGCAGACTACGACTCACCAGTTAATTGGAAAACCTTCCAGAACAACTTAGCGAACGCCTGTGCGTCTGTGCCGCCTCCCACATGGGCCAGTCGAACTCAAAGTGATTACCTCCGACTAGTTTGGGAATTTGAATCTCCGATACCCATTGATCCGTCTATGTATGACTCGTTCATTAATTACATGAACAAGGCTTTGAAGATGGATAAACTATTTGCTGGCTTTGATAAGACTTCATTCAAACCTAACCAGTATTTTGAGTTAGGTGAAGACTGGGTAAAGACCGGAGATGAAACTCCAACAAGCGTAGTTCATGCGTGTTTATCTAAAGCCGTATCATCAAAACCACCGGAGTCTTCTGACACATCGATTCCGTTAGACGTAGTCGCAGCAGAAGTCGAATCCCGATTCCCGAATCGATGGTTCGGTGAATTTGAAGTCGGAGCCAGAGGTCCGTTGTTCTGGATTGATGACGGCATCAACCGAGACGGTTGTCAGGTCGTAGAGGACGGCATCGTGTGTTATTCAGACAGAGCGGGTAAAGGATTCATGAGCTGGTCGGACATCTTTGGCAGTTCATTCGTCAAAGACTACGAGACCAAGAAGCTATCTAACTTACTCGACGAATACTGGTTCAACGGAAAAACCTTCTTCAAGCTGCTATACGGAAACGCTGTATCGATACCAAAGGAACAACTCCTTCTTGAGCTACGTCAGGCTGGATTCTCTGTCAGAGTAAGGAGAGGTAGAGCGATCAGTGAAGTGGAGGAAGCCCTTCTCACGATTAGTAATAATAATCGGATTGATGAGATCGCTCCTGTTGTATTCTCAAACGAACGTATTGTATCTTACAACGCCAGCCGGATTCTCAACTGCTCTAACCTAGTTCCGGTTGACCCTGACTCTGACGGCGACCCATCAAAGTGGCCGTTCCTTCATAAATGGTTCAATCAGCTATTTGTAGATAGCTCAAAGAACCCAGCTCTAGATTACTTTTACTCGTGGATGCAGCGTTTCTACACTGCGGTCTTGGATAGGGTTCCCTTACAGGGACAAGCTTTGCTGCTGGTCGGGCCGACAGGTCGCGGCAAGTCGCTATTGTCGAACAAAATTATCAGCGGACTCGTTGGGGGTTTCTCTGATGCGTCTGATTATCTGTCGGGTCAGACGAAGTTCAACAAAGACTTAGGTCGTGTCGCCTCTTGGGTGATTGACGATACGACCTCAGCAGCTAGCTTTCAAGACCAGAGACGTGCAACTGAACTACTCAAACGACTCGCTGTCAGTGATTCCCTCTCTGGATACCAGTAACCGAGATAAGCTCATGGCCTTGTTGATTGCGGAATCGTCTACAACATCATTCCCGCCTAACGCCCAGCTAGAGGCTACCATCGAACAAGAACTACCGCACTTTGGCAAGTTCCTACTCGACTGGAAGATCCCTAAAGAAGTCGAAGACGTTGGGCGGTTCGGTGTGAAGTCATACATCGACCCTACCATCGCAGACGCCGCTTATGATAACAGCAGCCGTAGCTCGATTGCAGAGTTGGTCGAGTTCTTCGCCAAGCGTTGCCGTGAAGTCTATCCTGAAATGGATCGTTGGAGCGGTACTCTGACTGAGTTCCAAGTGATGATCCATGACTTGAACAACGGTCGTGATGTCGGCTCTTCCCGTAATCTGGAGTTCTGCCGGAGAGGCATGATAACTCTAGAAGAGGCGAGTCGGGTCAATAACAAGATCCGCCCCGTCGTTTCACACGGACAAGGCGGCGGAAAATTGTGGAGCATTGACCTCAGCGAGAATTACGATATAGGTTATAAAGCGGATGACAAACGAAGATCTTCAGATCAGGAGGCAGGAACTTTGCGGTGAGTTTTGGGTGGACCTACGTGAAGCTATGGAGAAACTAGGAGGAGATCCGTCCATCATAGACGCTTACGTAGATGCTCCTCTAAGTGAATTCGTAGACCTCGTAGCACCGAACGGAATAAGGCCCGTCTTTAAAAGGACGGGCCACGTCCACTACAAACAATTACCGCCGGAGGAGGAGTGACTCGAAAGCGTCTGGCCGACGAGTCCTCTTTATTTCGATGTTGTATCCATCAGCCTTAAAACGAAACCCGTCTGCGTCCCTCTCGCCTCTCTCGTTAAATCGTTTCTTGTGAATGATGGACTTCTTAGGTGACCACCCACAGAGCCATACCTTCCGCAGACCTTTGTGGACGCGCATGAAGAAATACACGTCGGCTTCAAACTTGCTGAACTTAGTCCTGACAACGGAAGCATTGTAGTTCAACTTAGGTGGCGTGTTACAGCTCTTAGCCTTAACGTCAACCTTGAGACCTTTGTATTCGTAGTCGTGGGTGTATGACTTATCGCCGACGTAGTTAAACTGCTTAAAGGTATTCTCAAAGGCGACCTCACCTAAGAAGCCAGTCATGTTTCCTTTGCCGTTAGTAAATGATGTCTTCAGCTCGCCTAGAGCGTCAGACCTACGGCACGCTTCGGCGACATCTTCAGGCGTAGGTTTGTAGAGAATGAAACGACTCATGATTTGCGCTTACGCGCATTCTTTAGGATGCTGCTTTTGCTCCTATAATTTGCGGTCTTATCCGCAATCTTTTTGGGCTGCTTGACGAACTGCTTGCCTTTCCGCATACCCTTACGCTTCTTGCGGCTAGTTCGGGCATACTCTTCGTCAGTCAAAGCCTCACGCGCAGCCTTTGGCAAATACCGCTCGCCCGTCTCCAACGAAGGCTTACCGGATTTGGTTCCCCATTTCTCTCGTGTCCAGTTGTCGAGAGATCTCTGTGAAGCTTTCTTAGGCATTAGTAACCGGACCGTTTGCGGATGATCTTCTTAGCCTTCTTCTTAGTAGATGGCTTAGTGTGGCCATAGCCTTTCTTCTTCATGGCAAGGTGCTGCTCGTAGGTGTTAGCCTTGTAGCCTTTGCCAGACTTATCATACATCATGTGTGGTTTGAATTGTTTCATTAGTCTCTGTATCCTCCTCCTGCTTTTTTATATCGTGCTGCTAGTAGTTGTGCTTTGCGGGCTGACCACTGGCCAGCTTTACCGCCCTTCGTTCCGGCTTTGATTTGCCTAAATAAGCGTTTCCTAAGCTCCGGCTTAGTGTAGTTACCTGCTTCGTTGACTCTTGATTTCTTCATTTTTAAATCCTTTCTCTACACCTTCCATAAACGAGTTCCGAGAAGCCCCTGACGCAGCTTTGTAAAACGACTGTTTTTTGGTCTCCTCCCCTAAGAGTTGGGAGAGCTTCTCCATACGCTTTTTAACCCCCGCAGCCCCCTCCCGATAGTCTTTGCTATCGAGAAACTCGGGCTGGGCTTTTTCAAAATTTCCTTCCCGTATGAACGCCATCGTCTTTTTAGAGTCAGGCATCATTCTTAAAGCCATCTTCGCTTTCTCATCCAAGGAGTTTACCATCATCTGACGTGCGGTTTCTTGGTTTATGCTCGCCCCTGATAAATCGGCGCGTCCTGCGATCCCACTTCGCCCCATTCTAATACCTTTGTTACTATAATAAGGTGACGCTTTATAATCCTCTAAACTCCCATCCCCAATTAAATTACCATAGCCAATCGTCCACTTGTCTTTAGAGTCTAAGTATGGGTGTTTTACGTATCCTTCATGCCCCATAATTACTTTGGCGGCCTTACCTAGATCGACGGGGCGTTTGTTTGGTTTTACTAATATTGGGTCTGGCATTATTTTAAGCGTTTAAGAATTCGTTCGTAGGCGGGAAAGAAAACCTCGTCGATGCAACGGATACAGGCTTCTTCCTGAAAGCTCTCGCAGAACGAGATACCGGAAATATGGAAGGCGGCGTGTAACATTTCATGACGTAAGGTCGGTATGATTTCGTGTTCAGGTAGTCTCTTATGTAACTGGATTATTCGTTTCTCGTGTAAATACTGTCCGTAACAATCTTCTAAATCAGCCTTTTGGATCTTGATCCGCTGACCAGCGATCATGACTGACTTTAGTGATTTCATGTGTTTCTCTTTTTCTTACTAGCCCTGTTCTTTTTAATAGCTAGTATCCGAAGGTTCTGTTCTGAGTTGTTGCGGGGGTTGCCATCTTTATGGTCGACGTCTTTACCGTTTACGGCCCCCTCCCCTACTTTCTTAATCATTTTACGACGCGCCAAGACCCTACTAGATCTGTTCTTCCTTTGTTTCGGGGTTCCGTGATACTCGTCGTATTCTTTACGATAATTCCTTTTCCGCTGTTTTTTG